CTCCGGAAATTTGGAATAGAATACCAATTCCAGCCGGTACTAACGCATTTAATAATTGTACTGGATTAACAAATTTTGCATCAATACCTTCAACTTTTAAATAATATGTATTTACGAATTATAAACAATACGATTAACTATCCTTATACTATTAACGAGTTAAGAAATTCATATCCAAATACAAGCTTACCATCTGAATTAACTGATGAAGCTTTGATTGAATGGAATATGTATGTAGTACAACCAACTCCAATGCCGGTTGATTACACAAAAAATATTACGGAAGGAACTCCTACTTTAATTGATGGAGTTTATTATAAAAGTTGGACACAAACAAACGCTACCACAGAAGAAATTTCTTATAGAATAGAAAATCAATGGGAAGTAATTAGAATTCAAAGAAACGAATTACTTACAGAATGTGATTGGACACAATTATCCGATATCCCATCTGAAACAAAAGAAGCTTGGACAGTATATAGACAAGCATTACGAAATATTACAACACAAACTAACCCATTTAGTATAGAATGGCCGGTGAAACCTTAAAAGGAAATTATTTTATATTTATACCTATAACAAAAGTATATAGATATAAATGGTAATACATAGTCCAATATTTTCAGGTTCAATTTCACAGGGGCCAAATGCATACGCAAATTTAAGTGGTTCATTTACTGGGTCTTTTACTGGTTCGTTTAAGGGTACTATTGATGTGTCACAAGCATCATTTGATTATCTTAATGTAAATCAAAAATTATCTATTACTGGTTCACAAATCATAACCGGCTCTATTTATTTAACGCAAGGTGGATATTTGGTGGATGGTGTAAACGTATTAGACTCTGCAATAGCATTTGCAATAGCATTAGGATAAAAAATAAAACAAAATGGCAAATACATTTAAAAATAGTATAACAAGTTCAATAGGTACATCTGGTGTTAAAGTTTATGAAACGCCAGCAGGAACAGCAGCAACTGTGATTGGTGTGAATGTAGCAAATACATCAACCCAAAATATTTCTGTAAGTGTAATGCTTAGAGATAATGGTGGAAATAAATGTGTATTTTTAGTAAAAAATGCTTTAATTGTACAGGGTAGTTCAAATGTTATGGTAGGTGGAGACCAAAAAGTTGTATTAGAAGCTACAGACTTTATTTCAGTTACATCATCCTTAGCAGCTTCGGCAGATGTAATTGTTTCAGTATTAGAATTGACATAATAAAAAGATATATTAAATGGCGTTTAACGGTAATAATCCAAATGGTTTAAATCAGACTAGTGTAAATAGTGTATCACTTTTTGTAAGTGGTTCTCCTATTTTAAATGCCTCATCTGAATCTATAAGTATTGTAGGAAACTTCAGTGCTTCTAAAATACAAACGGATGAAATTGATTCATTTGGTAATAATCCGTTACAAATAAAAGCAAACACACAAATTAGTGGTTCGGCTAATATTTCATCATCAATATCGGCATCTTTATTTAGAGGAGATGGCAGTGGGTTATTTAATATAAACGCAGCATCTATTGGTGATTTAGATAGATTAAAATCAGGTTCAGCAACAGCTATAATTTCTCCAAATAGAGGATTGGAAATAAATACAGCCGTAACTATAAGAGATTACCTTATTGTAACTGGTAGTGGTATTTTTAGAGGAGATGTAACTGTAGCTGGAAAAATAAATACAACTGAATTATTTGCAACATACATTTCATCATCTATAATCTACGCAAGTGGAAGCAACAAATTTGGTGATGCACAAAACGATAAGCAAGAATTTACTGGTAGTGTAGGTATAACTGGGTCATTATCATTTGGAATTGGTTCACTAAAACCAGATATAACAACCGATGATGTATTAGTTTATAATTCTACAACTGGTAAGATTGGTTTTAAAACAGCCGCAGCAACATCTGGTACATCAGGAACTTCTGGAACATCAGGTACAACTGGTTCGGCTGGTACTTCAGGTACATCAGGAACTTCTGGAACAAGCGGTAGTAGTGGTACATCAGGAACTTCTGGAAGTAGTGGTACATCTGGCTCCACCGGTAGTGCTGGTACATCAGGAACTTCTGGTTCAACGGGTTCATCGGGTACAACTGGTTCTGCTGGTACATCAGGAACTTCTGGAACTTCTGGAAGTAGTGGGACTAGTGGAAGTAGTGGGACTAGTGGTACTTCGGGAACTTCTGGAACAAGTGGTTCAACAGGCTCTGCTGGTACAACAGGTTCATCAGGAACTTCTGGTAGTGGTGGTACAACCGGCTCAGCAGGAACTTCTGGAACGAGTGGTAGTAGTGGTACATCAGGAACTTCTGGTTCAGCGGGAACTTCTGGTTCGGCCGGAACTTCTGGTACGAATGCATCTGCCGGTACATCTGGTATAAGTGGTACAACCGGTTCATCGGGAATTTCTGGAACAAGCGGTACATCAGGAACTTCTGGTACAAGCGGTACTGCTGGTAGTGGTGGTATAACTGGAGGAGGTGGTACAAATGGAACTAGTGGAACATCCGGAACTTCTGGTAGTGGAGGTACATCAGGAACTTCTGGAAGTAGAGGTACATCAGGAACTTCTGGTTCATCAGGAATAAGTGGAGCAGGTGGAGGTGCTGGTACTTCGGGAACTTCTGGTACAAGTGGTACATCGGGAACTTCTGGAAGTGGAGGTACATCAGGAACTTCTGGTGTAAGTGGAGTACAAGGTTCATCAGGTTCTAATGGAACTTCTGGTACTAGTGGAAGTAGAGGTACAAGTGGTACATCGGGAACTTCTGGTATAAGTGGAGTACAAGGTTCGTCTGGAACTTCAGGAACTTCTGGTATAAATGGAGTACAAGGTTCGTCTGGGTCTGCTGGTACAAGTGGTGTGAGTGGTTCTGCTGGAAGTAGTGGTACATCAGGAACTTCTGGTGTGAGTGGTTCGGCTGGAAGTAGTGGTACAAGCGGTACATCTGGAGTAAGTGGTTCTGCTGGAAGTAGTGGAACTTCTGGAGTAAGTGGTTCTGCTGGAAGTAGTGGTACATCAGGAACTTCTGGAACTAGTGGTACAAGGGGAACTTCTGGAACTAGTGGTACAAGCGGTAGTAGTGGTACAAGCGGTAGCAGCGGAACTTCTGGAGTGAGTGGTTCGGCTGGAAGTAGTGGAACAAGCGGAAGTAGTGGCACAAGCGGAACTAGGGGTACATCAGGAACTTCTGGTTCGTCTGGCACCTCTGGAACTTCTGGAGTTAGTGGTACATCTGGCACAAGCGGAAGTAGTGGTACATCTGGAACAAGCGGAAGTAGAGGTACATCAGGAACTTCTGGTTCGTCTGGCACCTCAGGAACTTCTGGAAGTAGTGGTACATCAGGAACTTCTGGTTCATCAGGTACATCTGGTTTATTAGCATTAACTGGTACAACTGATAATGGTGTAATTACTTTAAATGGAAGTGCACCAAATGCAACCGTTGAAGCAAATTTAACTTTTAATGGTACAACTCTTGCGGTAACTGGTAACGCTACAATTAGTGGTGACCTTACTGTAAGTGGTACAACAACATATATTAATACAACAACTCTTAATATAGGTGATAATATTATTACACTTAACGCAGATATAACTGCAGCAACTGCACCAACTCAAAACGCAGGTATTGAAGTTAAGAGAGGTTCATCTGCAACAAAAGCATTTTATTGGGATGAGGCTGCTGATAGATGGTATGCTGAAGATGGACTTTATGTAGCAGGTAACGTAGTTCTTAGTGGTACAATAGATACTGGTATTGGTGCAACGGAAGTTTATTTAATGAACCAAAATGTTAGAACAACTGATGCAGTAACTTTTGCTACGGTAGATACTGGGCAAGGTGCAAATGAATTGTACGCAATGAATCAAAATGTCCGTACAACCGATTCAGTACAATTTGGAAGTGTAGTTGGTGTAAGAAATACAGTAGCATCGGCTAATAGTAATTTACAATTAGGAAACGATGTTAGTGTAAATGGAGCTGGGGGTGGATTGTTTGGAAGTACATATGCGGCATCTGGTCAATATAGAGCAAATGGTGGATATTTTTATAGTAACTTAGCAGGTGGTTTAACATTACATGCAGAAGGAGCTAATACAATGTATTTAGCAACTAATGGTACAACTGGTATGCAAATGAACTCTACACAAAGAGTAGGATTTGGTACAACGGATTTTTCATACACAACTACCGATAACACATCAGTAATTGATACAATATCAAATAACAGAATATTCATAAATGGATCTGTACAATTAATAAATAATAATGATGCCTTTGTAATTGGTAGAGGTACTTCAACTTTCTTAAGAGATGAAGAAATTGGATTTGGTTGGGGTGGTGGTTGGTATATGACAGATGGCACATACCTAAGAGTTAGAGGTGATAAATTCGTTTACAGTGGTGGAAATGCAAGATTTGATGGTACAATTTATGTGGGTGGTACAACATATTATATTAATAGTGGTACATCTAATTTATATTCATTAACTCTTAATAATAACGGCACAAATATTACTATGAATGGTAATAGTGCAGCCGAAGGTATTAGAATGCAGGCTGTTAATTCAACTACATATCCTGTATTTTTAAGGTCAGTAAATCCATCAGGTGGTGGGGAAACATCTCCTTGGATTTACAAAGAAGAATCTACACCTTGGGGTATTTGGCATAATAATCCAATAAACACAATTGATTTTACTAGAGCACAAACGTCTGGTATTGAGAATAACGTTGGTGGCGGTACAAACACTGTAATGCTGAGAATGGATATGGCAAATGGTGATATGACAGCATATCGTTATATGTACGCACAAAGATATTACGATTATAGTGATAACGCATATTATTTAGACCCTAATGGTACATCAATATTATCTGTTGTAAAAACTGGTGGTAATATTTCAACTAGAACTAATAATGGTTCAACATTATTTGGTATGTTTGTTCCGGATGGTAAATATTTTACTAGAAACTGGAGTGGAGCAGATGGTGGATTTATTTGGCCTGATACAACATATAGAAGTGGATTAAGTGATGCACCTATTGGTGATGTTGCATTTGCTGGTAGTGCTGCATGGAGTGGACATAGACAAAATGGATGGGTAGCAATTGACCCAACTAAAACTTATAAAGTATCAGCTTGGATTAGAGCAACGTCTGGTAATCCGTTTTGTTATTTATCATTTACACAAGCAACTTATAATTACGGACAACCTGATAATGGTGGTTGGGGACAACCTTATTATTGGTATGGCGTTCCACCTGCTTCTTGGACGGAATATACAATGACAATCGGACCAGCTGGTTCTGGTGCTGGATATACTTGGTATGGATATGCAAAATTTATGCAATTGGGTTGGTTACACAATTATCTATATAGTGGATATAGTGGACAAGCTGAAATAGCAGGATTTAAAATTGAAGAACTTGATAATACATTAGCAGCAAGTACAACTGTATTAGGAACTATTTACGCAACTCAATTTATTGATAGTAATGATAATACATATCTTGCTGACCCAACTGGTACTTCTAGATTTAGTATATTAACATTAACATCTACGTTAAATCTTCCAAATAATGGATTGATTTCTGTTAATACTGAATCAGATGTATGGGGAGCTAGATTTAGAACAACAACAAGTACAACAAATTTAGGAGCGGCATTAAAAAATATTATTTGGACTGGTGGTGGTTCAACTGAAGGATTTGCCATAAGTGGAGTAGGAACTGGTGGTTATGCATTGGAAGTAAGAAATGATGGTATAGTTTGGGCTAGAAATTCATTTAGAGCACCATCAATATTAAGCGATTATTGGTATGATAGTGGTGGTACATTTGTAGCTAGAGCAGGTAGTGGAGCTGGAACAACAAGACATATAAATCTTTCAAACTCTACAACGGACCCATCATCAGCATCTACTGATAGTGGTATTACTTGGGGAGCACGAAGTGATTCGCAACCATATTACTTAATTTACAATAGATTACAAAATTATAATGGAAACTATAACAAGCTTACATTAGCTTGGCACACTGGTATTAATATTGGAGCAGAAGCATATTATGGAGGAACTAGAATTTATAACAACTCACCATTTACAGGTACTGAAATTGCATCATTTGGTAGAGGTGATAACTATGTAAGGTCTGAATATGGTATTTTATCTCCTGCTTTCTATGATATAAGTGATACTGGATATTTTTTAGACCCAAGTAATAATGGAAATGGTTTGCGTGTTTATGGTATGGCTAGAATCGGTGGATGGTCTGGTGGTAACTATAATGAAAACATTAGATTAGTAGATGCTGGAAATAACTATTCTGTAATTACTTTTGGTGCTAGTGGTGATGCTGGTGCAGGTAGATTTAATATATTAAAAAATCCATCTGACCAACTTGAACTTAGAAATGTAAGTTCTACAACGTTTTGGTATTGGGACCAAGGTGGTATTGCATATTCAACTACTTCTGTAAGAGCACCATTATTTTATGATAGAGATAACACTTCATATTATGTAGAACCTTACGGATATAGTGAACTTGCTAACCTTGGGCATGTGATGACAATTACTAAATTGGCAACATCTCCAAATAGTAGAGCATTAACGGTAGCAAATAATCAGGGTGATAACTCTTGGGGTATAGTTGCAGAATTTAGAGTTAATGGCTCTCCTGGTACCGATAGACCATCAATATTATTCTCTAATGGATTTGATAGTCAAACATGGAGTTGTGGATATGGTTACGCAGACTCTGGATACTTTAGAATCAATCATGACCACGGATTTAGAAATGGTTCTTGGGGTGTTACTGATTTCTATGTTGATAGAGGTGGTAACTCATATTCTGTTGGTTCATCAAGAGCACCAATATTTTATGACCAAGATAATACTGGATATTATTTAAACCCTAACGCAACATTCAATTTAAATTTGAATAGTGGTGGTGTAACTTTCAACGGAGATACTTCTGGTATTCACGTTATAAACGCTGAAGGCGTTAGTTCTAATGTAAGAGTTGGGGCAGCATGGGGTAGACCTGGTGTATATAATAGTCCATATTTTTGTATAGGAGCTGAATCATTTATTGAATTCCGTATAGGTAACGTACAAAATGGTTTTGTAGAAAGTAGCTACCTACAAATGGCTGGCTCTGCTAGAGCACCATTATTCTATGATTCAAATGATACTGGATATTATGGTGATTTCGCTAGTACAAGTTATTTCAATGTAACGGGTACTAATAAAATGAGAGCAGATACCAATAGAGCATACGGAGATAACTCTGGTTGGTGGACGCATGACCCGTATGGACAAGGATGGGGTAAACCTTATGGTTCGTTCCGTTCATTGGAGGTTTCAACTTCTGGTAACTTCTCTACAGAGCCGGCAATGTTCCGTATTCATCAATGGGGTTCTGGTTCTTGTGAGTGGTGGAAACCTCAAGGTACTACTGTTTACTTAAGAGAAACTCCTGGCGGAGGTGGTAGTTGGTTTACTAGATATGTAATTGAAAGATATGCGGAAAACAATGAAAGTTTTAGAGCGCCAATATTCTATGATACTAATAACACTGGATATTATATAAACCCAGCATCATTTACTGAAATTTATGGTGGATTAAGAATGAGTGGTGGCCATGGTGATACTACAATAAGAAACCGATTATTACCTGGAAACAATGGAGCTGGTACTGGTCTTGTTCATATGCAGTGGTGGTGTTCTGAACCGGGTAATACTTGGGATTGGGGTGGATTTGGATACAACGTTGATAATACATACCATGATGGTTCAGGTCCTTACTATTTTAGTAGACCAAACACATCATTTGGACAAGCATATTTCCGTTTTAGTACGGCAGGTAATGCATATTTTTATAATACTAATACTGGTGGTAGTCGTGTTTCTACTATGGATTGGTACACCGATGGTACATCATATGCACACAACTATTTAACTGGAGGTAATTCATTAAGAGCACCAATATTCTATGATTCCAATAATACTGGATTTTACTCTGACCCGAATGGTACATCACGTATAAATGTAATAAGAGCTGATAGAATGAGAGCTGACCCTAATGGTGATATGGGTGGTTCTGGTTGGTGGGGGCATGACCCGTATGGATATGGATGGGGACAACCACATGGTTCGTTTAGAAGTTTAGAGGTATCAACTTCTGGTAACTTCTCTACGGAGCCGGCAATGTTTAGAATACATCAATGGGGTAGTGGTTCTTGTGAGTGGTGGAAACCTCAAGGTACTACTGTTTACTTAAGAGAAACTCCTGGCGGTGGTGGTTCTTGGTTCACTCGATACGTTATTGAAAGATATGCGGAAAACAATGAAAGTTTTAGAGCACCAATATTCTATGATACCAATAATACTGGATATTATGTAGACCCTAATGGAAACTCATATACAAATGACCATAGATTTAATAGAATAGGTTGGCCTTATTCTGGAAATGGTGGAGATGGATTCCCAATGGCTAGAATTACGGAAGCATGGGGAGTGAATCTTAATCCATATGACCAAAGATGGGCACCAAACGTATCCAATGGTTCGTTCTTAGTAGGATTTATTAGTAGTGGTGCAAACTTTGGAGCTGGTAACATTTTAGCAACGGGTAATATTACAGCATATTATTCTGATGAGAGATTGAAAGATATTATTAGTATAATTCCAAACGCTCTTGATAAAGTAATGAGTTTACGTGGTTTTTATTATACAAATAATGAATTAGCAAAAGGATTTGGATATACTGATGAGAAAGTTCAATTAGGAGTATCTGCTCAAGAAGTTGAAGCAGTTTTACCTGAAGTTGTAACATTAGCACCTTTTGATATTTGTGGCGATAATGACCCAGTAAATGGAGATGGTAAAGTTTATTCTAAATCTGGAGAAAACTATAAGACTGTAGATTATAGTAGATTAACTCCATTGTTGATTGAAGCTATTAAAGAATTAAAAGGTGAATTGGATTTGGCAAGAGCTGAAATTAAAGAATTAAAAGAGGAAATATCAAAAAAGTAGAAATAGTTATATTTATACAATATAAACATAAATAATTTATTATGGGATTAACATACACATGGGAATTGGTAGGATTAAAAAGACAAAACAGTGAAAATTTTGAAAACATTGTTGTTGGTACTAACTGGAAATTAACTGGTACTGATGAAGATGGTAATTTTGGAATTTTCAATGGAGCAACTCCATTTACACCTCAAGATTTAAATGGTGATGGGTTTGTTGACTATCATGATTTATCAGAAGAATTGGTATTAGGTTGGGTTAAAAATGTAGTTAGTGGTTCTTATGAAACTAACTATATGACTCATATTAATGGACAAATTCAAAAAGAAATAAATAATAAGAAATACGCTAGAATTGAAGTGACTACTGTAGATTTACCTTGGTCACCAACATCTGGTAGTACTTCATACCCAACACCTTCTGGTTCTGTTCCAGGTTATTAATTAACTAAAACAAAATTATAAATGTCCAAAGTGCAGATTTAATAATAAATTTGTGTTTTGGACATTTTCTTTATATTTATATGAGTATTAATGTAAGTAATTACTAATACACAATTAAAATACAAATAGAAGAAACAAAATGTCAGAAAGAATCGTATCACCCGGCGTTTTCACAAGAGAAAATGATTTATCCTTCTTAGCACAAGGAGTAGGAGAAATTGGAGCAGCAATTATAGGACCTTTTAAGCAAGGACCTGCATTCATTCCAACAATTATAAGAACACAATCAGAGTTCGAAGATACCTTTGGTACTCCTGATGGAACTTATTATAGTGAGTACGCAGTACAAAACTATTTAAGAGAAGCAGGACAAGTAACCGTAGTAAGAGTAGGTGGTGTTGGTGGTTACCAACAAGTAGCACCTTTAGCAATCTTTGCTTCTGGTTCATCCGCAACACCTAAATTAGGTACTAAATTAATTGGAGTATTACACTCAACTAAAGCAGGAGATGAGGCAGTTGGTTTTACTGGAGCAACTGTTGTTAGTGATGATTCTATTGATGGTTCTTTTGTAATCAATACATTAACTGCTGGAGTAAACATATCAGCATCAATTTTACCATCAGCTACTAATGATTTAGCAGATGTATTTGGTGAATCTCCATTCGGAGCTAAATCAGCATATGCATATTCGTATTTTGAAAATATGGCTGGATACTATACTGGTTCTGCTGGAAATAACATTGTAATAACTAGAGTAGTATTACCAACTCAGGATTTTTCATATGATACAACCGAAGCACAAACGCCAATGGTTGTTTCTCAAAATATAAGTGGTGTTAGATATGATTTATTTAACTTTGTAACTTTAGGACATGGTAATACATATAATACAAAATACAAAATTGGTATTTCGAATGTAAAAGCAGCTGGAGAAGATGGAGCAACTGATTATTCAACTTTCACTGTAACAGTTCGTTCATATGATGATACTGATAAGAGAAAGACTGTAGTAGAAACATTTAATAATGTAAACTTAGATGCAGCATCTCCTAACTATATAGCTAGAAGAATTGGTGATAGATATAATACAATTGATTCAGATGGTAAGATAACTGAAAATGGCGATTACTCAAACAGATCAAAATATGTAAGAGTAGTTGTATCAGCACCTGGTTCATTCCCAATATCAGCAGCACCATTTGGACATGGAGCATATACAAATCCAATTACAGCAACAAACGCTGCAGAATCACTTTTAGTACCTCCGGTAGTATATCAAACTAACTCAATTGGTAACACATCATCATCTCCAATATACTTTAGTGGATTTGATTTTGAAGGTATTGATGCTAAGATAGATAATGCAGAATATTTAAAACCAATTCCTGTTGGAGCTCAAACTGGTTCTAACGTGGCTTTCGCATTTGATTCTCAATTGACTTATATAATGACTGGTTCTAAATCGGAAGATATGGTTAAGAGACAATTTGTATTAGCATTCCAAGAAGGTTTTGATGGTGTGAATCCAACTGTAGTAAAAGCTAAGGCTGGTGATACTGATTGGGGTAATGCAAATACGCAAGGATTTAATTGCGCATCTGGAACATCAACTGGTACTTTAGCATATTATAAAGCAATCAACGCAGTATCTAACCCTGATGAGTGGGATATCAATATGGTAGTAACACCTGGTATTATAAGAAGTTTACATCCATCAGTTGTAACTAAAGCAATTGATATGGTTGAAAGTAGACAAGATGCATTCTATATCGCTGATTTCAACGATTACGCTGATACAATAACTGAAGCAACGGAGCAAGCAAACTCGGTTGATTCTAACTATGTAGCAACTTATTATCCTTGGGTTAAGACAATAGATACAAACACAAACAAATTAATGAGTGTTCCACCATCAGTATTAATGCCCGCTGTTTTCGCAGCTAACGATAGATTAGCAGCAGAATGGTTCGCACCTGCTGGTTTGAATAGAGGTGGTATCGTAGGAGCAGTTA